TAACGTAAGATACTTTATTTCTTGGGATGAAGCTGGACAAAGATGGACTGGTAAAGACGATCAACAAAATTCATTCGCTTGGTCACCTGACACTTCATCTTGGATTGCTACAGGCAATTAAGTTAAAGAATTTTTAAACAGGAGTAGTGACTTATGGGATCACCCAATGGCGGTATAGTAGGAGTAATCAATCCAACATCGTTTGGAAAGTGTACTGTCACATCTAGAACATCATCAAGTCCATTAACAACGCAACCTGGAACTAGATTAGTTGCTTATGCAGTAGTAGCTGGAGGTGGTGGAGGTGGAGGTTCTACAGGAGGTGGTGGTGGAGCAGGAGGATTTAGAACTTCATGTTCATTTTCAGTTTGCGGAGCAACAGCATATCCAATTACAGTAGGAGGAGGTGGAGCAGGTATACCTTTTGTTCCTGCACCAACAAATAGAAGAGGTAATTCAGGAAGTTCTTCAATATTTTCAACAATCACATCAGCAGGTGGTGGAGGTGGTGGAGGATATGGAGAAGGAGGTCCTGTTGCAAATGGTTTATCTGGAGGTTCAGGAGGAGGAGCTTCCCAAGATGGAACAACAGGTGGTACAGGAAATACTCCGCCAGTAAGTCCTCCACAAGGAAATGATGGTGGTCCAAATCCTGGATCTTTTGCAGGTGGTGGAGGTGGAGCTGCCGCTGCAGGTAGTCCTGGAGCTTCTCCTTGTAGAGCAGGTGGAGCTGGTTCACCAGTAACATCTTTATTTGGAGCAGCACCACAACCTTTTTACGCAGCAGATGTTCCTAATAATGGTTTAACTTCAACTGGATATTTTGCAGGTGGAGGTGGAGGATCTGCTTTTAACCAAACTGCAGGAGCAGGTGGAATAGGAGGAGGTGGTAGAGCAGTACGAACTGATGGTGGATCAGGAAGTTGTACAGCAAATTCAGGAACAACAAATTCAGGGGGTGGAGGTGGTGGAGGAAATAGTTCAGGATCAGGCGGTTCAGGAATCGTTATCGTAAAAGAATTAAACAAGGCAAGTGGTGTTTGGAATTTAAAAAGTCAATTTAGTGCCGTGAAGAGCGGAACGTGGCCGAGAATTATAGCTGCTCCAGTTTCATTTGATTATTTAGTAGTAGCAGGTGGTGGGGGTGGTGGGGGTGGTGGTGGAGGTTTTGGATCAGGAGCTGGAGGTGGAGCAGGTGGTTATAGAACTTCATTCCCAGGAGGAACAAAAATTACATTAGCAGAAGGATCTTATACAATAACAATTGGAGGATCAGGAAGTTCAGGACCAGCTGGACAAAGAGGTGGTTCTGGAACAGATTCAATATTTTCAACAATTACATCAACAGGTGGAGGAGGTGGAGGTTCAGATAATCTTACTGGATTACCAGGAGGTTCAGGTGGAGGTGGTGGAGGAGATCCAGGACAAGCAGGTGGAACAGGAAATAGTCCACCAACAAGTCCACCTCAAGGAAACAATGGAGGATCTGGTATTGGAGGAAATTTTGCTGGAGGAGGTGGAGGTGGTGCTTCTGCGGTTGGAACAAACGCTAGCCCAACTGCAACAGGAAATGGTGGAAATGGATCTGCTAATTCAATTACAGGATCACCAGTGTCTTATTCAGGTGGTGGTGGAGCAGGCCAAGCAACTTCTGGTCCTGCTGGAACAGGTGGAACTGGAGGAGGAGGTGCAGGAGGTATTGTAATAGTAAATGGAAATCCAGGTACAATAAATACTGGGGGTGGAGGAGGAGGTGCAGGAGATTTTTCTGCAAATTCTGGAGGATCCGGTGGATCAGGTGTAGTTATTGTCAGAGCACCAGGACCGGCAGGACCTACTATTAATTTATCACCAGGAACTAACACAAAAACAACATTACCGGCACCAGCTGGAGGATGTACTGTTGCGACATTCACGGTGTCTGGAACATTAACAATAGCACCATAATTTTTACTCTTTACAAATCCTATAGAAATTAATATATAGTATTTAGAAATGAACTTACAGAATTACTACTATTATTTCCAAAGTGCACTCACACCTAGATTTTGTGATGAGTTAATTAAATATGGAAAATCACAACAAGAACAATTAGCACTTACAGGTGGTCAAACAGATAAAGTTAATAAAGGAAAACCACTTGATGATAAAGATATAATAGATTTAAAAAAGAAAAGAGATTCAAATATTGTTTGGTTAAATGATAGATGGATCTACAAAGAAATTCAACCATTTATACATCAAGCAAATAGATTAGCTGGGTGGAATTTTGATTGGGATTTCAGTGAGTCATGTCAATTTACAAAATATAAATTAAATCAATTTTATGATTGGCATTGTGATTCATGGGAAGCTCCATATGCAAATAAAGATAATCCAGATACGTTTGGTAAAATAAGAAAACTTTCTGTTACTTGTTCTTTGTCAGCACCAGAAGATTATGAAGGTGGAGAATTAGAATTTGATTTTAGAAATATGGATCCTGATAAACCAACTGTTAGGAAGTGTGCAGAAATATCGCCACGTGGAAGTATAGTAGTATTTCCTTCTCATGTTTGGCATAGAGTTAAACCCGTAACGAAAGGAACAAGATATTCATTGGTTATTTGGAACCTTGGATATCCATTTAGATAATGGCAAAAACAGATCAATTAAACTCATCAATTTATTTTAGTTCACCTGTATATTCTATAGAAATACCTGAATGGGTAGATGATGCAAATAAAGTTTGTGATAAGTATATAAAAGATGCTAGAAAAAATAATGTTAAAGTTATTAAAGAGAGAGAAAAAAAATTAGGTAAAAAAATAGGTGATCATGGAATGAGTTATCATTCTACGTCATTAGTAGGTGATCCTGCTTTAAAAGAATTACAAGATTATATTGGTTCAACTTCATGGAATGTTTTAGATCATATGGGATATGATTTAACTAACTATGAATTATTTTGGACTGAATTCTGGGTACAAGAATTTGGTGAAAAAGGCGGTGGACACCATGAAGGTCATATACATTATGATAATCATATATCTGGTTTTTACTTTTTAAAATGTTCAGATAAAACTTCAATGCCAGTATTTCACGATCCAAGACCAGCTAAACTTATTACACAGTTACCATTAAAAAATGAAACTGATATTACTTTAGGAACTCATCAAATTCATTACAAGCCAAAACCAGGTACAATGATATTTTTCCCAGCTTATATGGAACATCAATATGTAGTGGATGATGGTGTAGAACCATTTAGATTCATTCATTTCAATCTACAAGCTGTAAGAAAAATGATTACTGATACAGTAAGAGTACAAACTAAAGCAGAAAACAAAAAGGAGAAAATATGAGTTTTAAAACAGATAAGTATGTAGTTATTAAAGAAGCGATATCAGAAGATCTTGCTAAATTCTGTTATGATTATTTCATGATGAAGAAGCAGGTCGCGCGCACGATGTTTGATAATAAATATATTTCACAATTTACTGAATACTTTGGTGTATGGAATGATCAACAAGTTCCAGATACCTATTCACATTATTCTGACATTGTAATGGAAACATTACTTGTCAAATTACTTCCAGTAATGGAAAAAGAGACATCTCTTAAATTAAACCCCAATTATTCTTATGCTAGGATTTATAAAAAAGGAGATGTCTTACATAAACACAAGGATAGATTTTCATGCGAAATTTCTACAACTATGCATTTAGGTGGTGGTTGTTGGCCAATATATTTAGAACCAGATGCATCATTAGGTGGTGTTGATGAAAAGACAGGTAATTACAAAGCATCAAAATCTAAAGGTGTTAAAGTAATGTTACAACCTGGTGATATGTTAGTGTATCGTGGAAATGAATTAGAGCATTGGAGAGATAAATTATCTTTTGATGACTGTGGTCAAGTATTCTTACATTACAATAATGTTGAAACTAAAGGATCTAAAGAAAATATATACGATCGTAGACCTCATTTAGGACTTCCCGCTTGGTTTAAAAAGTGATATAAAACCCGTTTACTAGGGGTTTTATGCCGATAAATAAACTACAATTTAGACCAGGAATCGATAAACAAAACACTCAATACGGTGCAGAAGGCGGTTGGGTTGATTGTGATATGGTCCGTTTTAGATATGGAGTTCCTGAAAAGATAGGTGGTTGGGAACCTGCCGTTGGTACTAATTTAATTGGTGCTGCAAGAGATATTCACACTTATACAGATTTAGCAGGAGACTCATTAGCGATCATCGGTACAGATAGAAAACTATATACTTATTACGATAACAACTTTTATGACATCACACCTTTATCTACAACTATTCCAGCAGTATTTACATTCACATCAGCAACAACCATTGTAAACGTTCTTGCAACATCTAATGGTGCAATCGCTGGAGACTTTGTTACATTTTCAGGAGTTACTGGAGTAAGTGTTATAAATATTACTAACACTAATATGGCTCAAGAATTTGAGATTCAAAATATTATAGATTCTAATAACTTTACAATAG